CTCGATTGTTCCAGCTCGCAGTATTGATCTGGCTAACAAAGTCACGCGTAAGATTAATAATACGTACCTGATCAACATCTGATTTCGCTAGCGCCGTCCCAAGATTAAGCAGAGGGAGCGAACGCGTTAGTGCTGAATTGCTATCGCTCCCGCCGATTGGGTCGACATAATAGGTGACAGTTACTGCGGGGATGAGAGTAGAGAAATTTAGGTTGGTGGAGTAGGCTCTACCCTGTTGCAAAACATTAAACGAAGGTGTCCACCGTGCGGCGAAAGCAGTCGGAACTGGTACAATAACCGGCGGTGGGGTCATCATTTTAGACATAAGAGTCCTACGTGTGCCTATGAAACGCATAAATTAGTCCTTCAAAATACCGATGCTAATTTGCACATCAGAAGTAGATGCAGGAGTATATGCGCCATTTACAATCAGAACACCGTATAATTTATTATCAGATGTTGATGTGAATGACTTCCCGATTGAGTCAACAACATAATTGGTATGAGTTCCTAAGCTACTGTCTGAAGTGGAAATTGAATAACTCCCGATGATTTTATTCACATCAGCGGCATTAATAGACGGTGCTGACTGATCAGTAAATGTCGATGCGGTGGGATTTGCATTAAATAAATACAGCCGGAAAGAAACTGTAACGACAGTTTTTAAATTCAATACAATACTCTCTATAACTCCAGTTAAAGCGGCATCCGTTATACTGGGAAAAGTCAATAAACCACCAACGGCATTGCCAGATGAATATGCAGATGCCGTCACTGTCGGAATTAAAGATGAGACGACGCTACGAGTCGTCGCATTAAGACGGGGAGAAAATGTGCCATCACCCATATCTACTAATTTCTGGAATGTACCAGCAGCATTTGCTTCAATGTCTACTAATCTATCAGTCATAACTATCCTTTAGCTATAGAGTTGCACGCAGCTCAGAGATTTGCGAATGAATGTCTGCAATGAATTGCTTAGCAGTTTTGTCTTTATTCTGCCCAAGCCCAGTCAGCGTTGAATCAATAGCCGCCTCCTGAATCATGCGAGGCGTGATAGAGTTTTGCATCATGATAATCTGCTGCATCGCCGAATCATGCGCGCTCAATATAGGCGCTTCGGTAATCAGCGCGCCATTCACAAGTTTTTTGTTGACAGTGTCCTGAATCCACGCTGCCCAAACATCGTCGGGAATCTCCACCGCAGTATCGGGGATGTTCCCAGCGTTAATCTCCGCATCGTAAAACGCCGCAGCGCGTCCTTCTGCATTCGTCACTACAAATTTTGTCATATGCATTCTCCTTATTGACCGATTGCTACCCAATAAACTGATGTAGCCACTCCACCATTCCCAATGTTTGCGCCACTAGTAGACAATCCATTAGACCATATAGTGGTTTCGATAATCGGTATAGCCAACACCACATAACAAGCTGTGTTAAATGTAATCGGAAAGGTTAAAGCATTTGTACCGCTTGCACCGACAGAAAAAGTTCCCCATTGGATAATAATATTAGTCGGAAGTTTTTGATAACCATTACTTCCTGCGCTTGTCGTATAATTGGTTCCAGAAAGTTGAGTTACGTTTGTACCATCGCCCCACACCCACACGCTGGAGCCTTGTGGGACAGTGACAGTGGTTCCTGTTGCATACCCGATGGTCAGGCTAAATGCGCCACTTGTGCTATTATTAATCAACCATGCGCCAGTAAAGGAAGTCGAGCTGAATTTCGCCGCAACGTTGCCCGTTAGCGTTCCGCCGATATTGATAACCTGCGATTGCGTTTGCGCAGCAGTAAGCGTCAACGTGCCTGTTGAACCCGTAACGCTTACATAGCTTTTCGCAGCACCCACATACGCGGTTAATGCATTTTTGAAGTTAGTCACGGCATTGGTTAAATTGCCATCATCGGGCTGAGAAATCCCTTGCCCTACTTCAAAATTACCAATCATTGCCGCCATAAATGCAGCTTGGCGAAGCACTTTATTGAAAAGAGTAGAATGCACAATGCCAGAAGAATACCCATTGGTTGTGGATGCATCTGCCGCATAATCTGCTTGCGTTGCTACGTTCGCGCCTCCGCTCGTGGCAAAAGGTAAGAAATCAGTTGTTGCCATTATCGTCCCCCAGTTATAGTAGCCCACACACCGGAATCAAGACCTCCGATTGTGGAATTATTTACATCAAGCCCAAAAACGGGGCTGCCCAAAACGGACGAAGTAACATACCCGCTTATTGTTACACCTATTGGCTTAATGTCAAGGTATCCATTGGTTAAAAGCGAATAAGTCACCGCATCCAGCGGAGCATTTCCCACAACACCAACATACATCGTCATGTCGCCATTATCTTGAATAAAAAACGTATTGTTAGGAAATACCGCTGCCATGAATTGATAAGCGCTTGGAATGGTGCCGTCCCATTGGTTTGCCGCAATCTTAGCACGCAATAGCGTGCGGTATGCTGAATCAGAAAGCGCCACTAATCCGGTAGAAGGATCATACGGCCCTTGCCATGTACCTTCGTCTAACCCTAAACCCACTGTATCAAGAGAAAAATAAACATTAGTCAGTGGCACCGATAAATAGCGCGATTGCCCTATCCATTCCCCAAGCGTATCCAGCTGCACACCTACAGCCATATCTATATCGAAATAGCTTGGGAGTGCGTTTAAGAGATTGATATTGTCCACCAATGGCTGGAAAACAAGCGAAAGCGTGGCTATGAAATTAGGTTTCGACGCATGCTCACTAGTGACTAGATTTGTGTAATCTGTAACGCTAGCCATTACGTTACCGTGATCGTGATGGTTCCAGCCATAGGCAATTCATTAAATGCAATTGCAACGTCCGAAGTATCAAACGCATTCGAGCCGCGACGAAATTGCACAATTGTCGCGTTGTAAGTATTCGCAAGGTTTCCAGTGTCATCAATCGGCGCGAATAATTTGGAATAAAATACATAGCCATCACTGCCACCAATCCCCAAGGAATTGATATAATTTTGCACTTGCGTGCTGATTAATGTGCCAGTAGTGGATACATACCCAGTGTAAGCTTTGATCGTGATATTTACGTCAATCGTGACTTGTGTTGGCACATAGAAATTAATGATAACTGGAACACCAGCGCTATCAGTTACTGTCTGTGTAGTCGTGCCATAAGTACCAGTGCCGGGTGTCTTTTTGAGCGCGATTTCCTGTGCAATAGTTGCTGCCGAACCACCTTGAACCACAAGAGAAATTGAATGTGCTGGTAGTCCATTAGAGTCTGTTGTGCTGGAGTCATTCTCGTAAGCCTTATATTGCGCTACACCAGTAATGTTTGCAATCGCCCCCACAATACCGCCGAGAACAGATTGCGCAGGTAAACCTGTCGAAACTGATTGCCGCACCCGCAATTGCGCGTCCGTCTCTACCGGATTTCCTACCACTGCCGCCGCCGCATTATTGACGGTTTGCCAGCCAAGCGTAGGGGTTACAATCGTGGTAATAATCCCCGCACCTGCCACAATCGCACCGGCTGTGGTGCATGTGGCAGTCACAACAATTGAACCACCCGTGGGGATGGTAACAGATGCAGGAAGCGCCCACTGATAGCCATTGCTATCTTGTGCAATCCCGTTTGTAATAATGGTGCCGATGGTGCCGACAATCGTAAGATTCGCAGTGGAATTGCTCGGAATTAAACGTTGCAATCCATTGATTTTCACCACGCTGGAAAGCCCAGCACCTTGCGAAGTCGTAGGTGAGAATTGATTATATGCCGCAATCGTGGCGCTGTTGCTGTCATTTATAACAGACGCCAAAATAGATAAAAGCTGCCCATCCTGACTATCTGGCAACACATAAGCACCTGTGCCATAGATTGACGTGAAGCTGCTTTGCAGCGAACTTAAAATCGTACTGTATGCGGGGGCTGTGATGCCAGTAGATGAAACTGTGCAAGCAAGCGTTGTCATAGCGAAACCGTTATTTGTGTCGTTCCATAAATAGTGTCGATCGTCACCGCAACACTCAGGATTCTATTATTGAGCGAACTCGAATAACTTACAATGCTATTTACGCCCGTGGTGCCTAAAATCCTATCGCGTATAGCTATATCGTATAAATCTTTCGTTCCAGTTCCAAGAATCTTCGTTGAATATGGCGTGCCCTCGGTGCTGTCTAAATACCATTCGCCCTGCAACAACGCTAATCGGGTTTTTACTGCTTGCGCTACACCATCAGGTACATCAACCCAAAAGTTATTCTGCGATTGCCCGAAGCTATAATCGCCATTCGCATCTAGCTTCCTATATCTCATGTGGCATCCGGCTGATTTATATTGTGATTAACGGTAGTCACTACCGCTGTGTTGACATAGTTATCAATCGTGTAACTCACGCCGCCATTATAGGTTATTTTCTGCCCGTAGCCATAAATATCCCATGCATAGCTATTAGCCGCATGCACTTTCACGTCTTTTGCAGAAATCTTCACCTGCCCATTCGGCGCTATCTGAATGAAGGTAGCGCCATCATCCGTGCGCAACTGCAAGGCCGTAGTGCTGATGTTCGATATAGCGCGAGGCTTCGACCTGCATCCCGGCAATGCGAACCCATCGCTTAGGTCGTGCATGCGCAATTCTAGCGGCTTCCCGATAGTGCCTTGCTGCCACCATGCATCAATGCATCGTGACGCAAAAATGACAAGGCACTCGTCACCAGCGTTAATCGGGAAGGTAAGAGAATATCCCCCGCCGCTTGGGAATATCACCGGGCAATCAAGCAATAAAGGTAAATTGCTATAAACAAGATTTCCATTTTGGTCACGGAATCTACCTTGAATTGCTGGTTGCGCAGCGCATGTTTGCGCCGCAGCATTGAATGATTGAATAATCGCAGGAATGGCCGTCCATATGCCAGCCTGATGACTATCCATTGCTTGCCGCAATAACTCCTCATGATCGACTATGCGCTCGCGTGGATCCACTTAGTCCCCATATACGTTAATTGGTGGCGTGGCATTGCTTGGGAGTGCCTTCGCCTTGTTCAATGCATTCTGCCCAAGTTGCGCATCGACCGAAATGCACGTAATATCTGAATACCACTCAGTATCGCGGGTATTGCCGATATAATCAACCCACAACACTTTATACAGCCCATCATGGTTGAGGTGGATTTGTGCATTCAACAATCCATTCGGCGCTGCATCCGCAAGCCCTAATCCAAACCGATAAAGCTGGATGCTGGCGTTATTTATTTTTATCACTGAGTTAATACGCACGCTTGGATTAAGCAAGCAACGCACGCGGATGCCATTTTGCGTCTGTTCTGGCAATCCCACCATACCATTCGCTGAATTGATCTCGATCACACCTTCTGGTACAAAATTGTTGCGCGCTACTATCGTAAGCTCGCCATTTTGAATATGCCAGTTGGCATCCTGAGTTGCTGCGGTTTTTCTTAAGTAATCCCGCGCCATGCCATACATCACTTTGCCGCGAGGAAAGCTAGTGGTGGAATCCAGCCCTGCCGTATAGCCAAGCGATACATTCTGCGCATTTCCAGCATTGGTGGGCGAATTAACAATTGCCTTCACATGGTCAAGCTGTTTTGAACCCGCCGCAAGGCTTACATTCACTGTGGAATAATTATAAAACTGATCGCCATCGGCGGCAGTAATATCCAAATACGTATCAACTTGTGATTCTCGACCATGCCGAACTTGCTTTATTGTGCCATCAAAAATCACACCATAGTTATTCTCATAACCAGCATTGATTACAATCCGGTTGAATTCATTATGGATAAACTTACTCGCCGTAGCATCGCTGACGTTATAAACACGAATATCCGCAGAATTCGGCGTTTGAAGGTCGCCACGTCGTATGACAAAACGAAACTGCAATTCCGACATTTCAAGCGCAGTCTTATCATTGCCAGCAAGAAGCGAAACCTTGCGAATATATTGCGTTGTGGCCATGCTTCTATGCTACATAATAAAGATGCGAATTAGTACCTAAATTTGCGTAAGTTGGCATAGTATCTGGCGAACCATCGGTTTGCACCACAAGCTGGCCGGGTATGCCTAAATAGGCATATTGCGCCAGCAGGTCGCATCCAGTGACTAACGGAATACCCTGCACAATCGGATCCGATGACACATCGGCAATATCCAGCACCCACGCTTGCAATGATACGTCACACCAGCGAATCGTGAATTGATAGGTAGTGCCTGACAATGCAATGTTGAATTGCTGATTATCGCCAGTAAGGGGTATTTCAAACGATGCCATAAAAATCCTTACTGAATGGGGAATGCGCCGCCTGATGTAGGAATAGCAAGCGTCGGCACTTTCGTACCAGCATTAGTGATTCCGGTAGTTTTTTGCGGTGCGACCATGTTTTCTTTCGGCGGCAAGGTAGAGGCCGTGGTTTGTACAATGATGCATTGCTGGCATATCAGCGTTACAGCAAGCGAATTTTCAGTTGTGTAATCCGTTCGCTGAATCATCGAACGAATCAGCATGTTGCTGTAGCTGCGCTTTCCAGTGGAAATATCTAAGAGAATGCGGCTGGACTGTAATGTTTGCAATTGCTCGTAAACCTCGCGGATGTAGTTATAGCCACCACCAGCCGTTCCCTCATACGCCGCAAGCGCCGTTTGTGCTGTATTCAGCACCGCACCAATTCCGCTATTGCTCCACATAGCATTGATTGTCACCAATGGAGGTTGCTTGAATGCATGATCCGTTATCGCTGCGCCGAACTCAATCGGATGTTGCGTAATGGTGAGATCATCCTGCGCAGTTTCTTCAATCGTCACTTGCGCCACAAGATAACCGATCGAACGCTGGGGCTTGAATATCGCTGTTACATAATCAGTAAGCGCCGTCATAAACTACCTACTGGATAAAATTGCGAATAACAGACATAAAACCGTGGCCAGCGTTCACTCCATCCTGATGCGGATTCGCTCCTCCCTGCACAGTAATATTCACCGTGGCGCTTACGGGCGCAGTTGCTTGCACTTGCTGCGCATATCCTATCCGTTTATCAATTTGCGGGTCGCCCGGATTCTCATAGCCTTTTGAGAATAGTGCTGTTTTTTCTGCAAGTCTTTTCGTACCGCGCATAGAAGAAAGCACACCACTGTATTTTCCGCTGGTTAAATCCTGCGCGAGATATTCGGCTTGCTCGGCACCAGTGATTTGCGCCATTGGCTTGCCGAAATACTTTTCCATTTCCGTCGCACGTCCAGCGTGCCATTGCGCCAATCCGAATGAAGTGCCGTTATCGCCAACTTGTTGCGGGTTCATCCTGCTTTCTTGTATCAGGTTGCCAGCAATCGCTGCAAAATCATCGCCAGTGATACCGTGAGCGGCCATGATCGAGCGCAAGGTAGCTTTGCCGTCTGTTTGCGATGTGCCGCGTTCTTTTTGCGCCCAGCTAATAAAATCATCGGCATCTTTTGAAGTCGCTCTGCCAGTCAATTCCTTAAGCGAAAGCCCTAAAAACTTGCCAACACCAACGCCGAAACTTCCATAACCGCCTACGTTGCTTTTTATGTTGCTCGTGCTTAATTCAGGAATATCAGACTTTTTTACATTAAATGGGGAATTGACGATTGATTGCGCGGCGAGGGCGAGCTTAGATTTGTAAATATCGGCATAATCAGCAATCATCGACCAGTTATTCATTAAATCAGTCGATGATTGTGCAAGGCGCTCAGTATCTAAACCAGCTTCTTTTACGCGCTGATTATGGCGCTCTTCCATTTTATCAAAATCGCCATTCATTAAGGCGATAAACATTTTGTCAGGAATACCTAAAAAATTAGCGTATTGCTTGCTTTGCGCTAGCGGTTGTCCTGCGAAGAAATGTCCTAGATTCTTAAGAATGTCAGCGGTTTCTAAAAGATTGCCATTAACATCTTTTGTTTGCACCCCCCAACTTTGCAAAGCATTTTCGCCCGCTGGATTGTATTTTAAAAACTGCGCAAGAGATTCTAGCGATGAGAAAGCTTCTTCGCTGCTGGAGCCTAAATTTCCAGCTGCAAGCGCCATGCCTTTAAGGCTTTGCGTGCTCGACATCACGCGCTGTGACATGAAATACAGGCCGCGATTTTCTTTTGCTATATCGAAAAATTCTTCAACCACTTCTTTTGCGGTATAAGCAACGCCAGCAAACTTAGCGAGTCCAGTAGCAAGCTCAACAACCGACTTTTGAGCATTTTTGCCAGCTTTGTCTAAATCCTTCGCGGATTTACCAACTGCATCAACGCCTTTCTTGACATCCGCCATCGCCTTTTTATCAGGCTTAACGCCAAGCGAAACGAGGAACTCATCTATGATCATTTTGCCAATTCCTTATTCGCCTGTCGTTTTCGGCTTCCACATCAATCGCATCATTCAGCAAGGCAATATCCGCTAAGTCCAGCGTACCATCTTTTAGGCTTTCATACTTGCACAAGCCTTTCATGACGGGACGTAATAGCCAATCCTCCCCACCCGGCAAGTGGGCTAGTTCGATGCTCCCACTGCCGCCCCTTTGATTTGCGAAAGCATCGCGGGAAAAAAATTGCCAAGTGACTCCTTAATCACTGCCGCTGAAAGCTGATACAAGTCGAGTAGTTCAATATCATCAAACTGCAATGCCTTGAACGCCCCGATGCTCACATAGGCAATTTCACCTTGCTTGCGCTGCGTTACTTCAATGCACGCATTAATGATATACTCGGCATCTGCTTCTGGCATATTCGAGAAAGCGTTAACAATATCCCATACGCCGCCAGCCCAAATAACTGGAGCCAGCTTTCGGCTGATATGAAACTGCTTAATCAATGGTAGTTTCGTTGCCTTGTAGGTTTCACCTTTAATCGTGATTTCCATTAGAGCGTACCGATTCCGAAGGTTGCAAGGTTAGCTAAAATACCGCCGCCAAGTGCGAATTCAACTTTACCAGCATCGAACACCCACTCATTGATGCCGCCTTCTTTCGCATAGTTAATGTCGGGCAGTTTCTTGAATGCCACTTGCGTTGCCGTGATAGCATCGCCAGAAACAGTGTTGCGAATGGAGATAACATTCAAGCCATGTGCAGTGCTAGATGCCGTTTGCACGT